AAATGCTTAATATCATCAATAAGGAAGATGCACCATTGGGTAAGTTCCCCGAGGGCAAAGCTTTTTTCTCCATAAGCTCAAAGCTCCTGCCCTGGGATAATGGATAATGAATTTGACCCTGAAACTTTCTTTCAAACTTTAAGAGACTACAAGTTTCCGTCGCTAAAACCACAACGATCTCGTGTGATCGTAGTGGACACAGAATGGTCGCATAGACTAAAGCTCCACCATATACCTGAAACGGACATGGAAGCCCTCATGGTTTCCGTCCCTTTCGAGGAACCTTCCGTGTCATGGGAAGGCGTCTATCGAGATGAAGGGGACTTAATAGATGCGGTAGAAGAAGTCTTTGGCGACCTAAATGACGATGAGCAATGGCTCTACCATATGCTCGTCGATGTTGGTTTATCCCTACGTTTCGTCGCAAAGGTATTAGATATCCCTAAAACTACATTGGCACGCAGACGCGATGAACTAGCGGCCAAAGTCCGTCGTAATCTTCTAAAGCATGAAGCTGTGTGGAAAAAACTTAAAGACTAATCTTCTCGGTCTGATCTCGCACGCTGACAAGAAGAAAGAAACCCACTGAAGCCCTGCAACCAGTTCATCAAACTGGTCAGGGCCATAAGATTACCTTCAACTGCATCATCCCAAGCATCAAGTAATTCAGTGACCTCTTCATCGGTAAACGTTAGGAGAACCCCAAGATCTCCACCCATCCATTGAGCATGGGTGCCGTCTTGCATATCCAAGGTTCCCCGTGACTCCAGAAGGGTGAGTTCGATCTCTTCTTCGATCTCTAGCCCTTCCTCAGCCATCCAGTCTGCCCAGATGTCGTCAAGACCCTCAGAGTCCTCCACGTTACTCAACTCACTTAGCTAAGCGTTGCTGAGCTAGCGACTTAAGCGCAGCTATGCCAGCAGCGGCAGCCGCAGATGCGGCAGCTTTCATGCTGGATACGTCGGTGACAACCATGATTGCTAGCCCTGCTTCGACCGCTGTCCAAACAGAACGTTCAATCCAGTCACTCCAGTTAAATGGTGTTTTCGCTGAACTATCAGTCATTTCACTTCCCAAACGGGCGTCCGCCCGCATTTTGGTTACCTAGTGCCGTAGAGCGCAGATACGCCGCGGCTTTCTTAGCAGACCTACCCATAGCTTCAGCGTTATCTACCGAAGATGAATCTTTCCACTGCTTGCTTTCATTAGGCATTGCTACCTCACTTCCTACTCTATAACAACTTTGGCCCACTTAGGCGAATAAGACATCCCAAGTTTGTACTCCCACCACTCCATCAGCTTTTAAGAATCCAAATTTCTTTTGGAATTCTTTGACAGCCCTTGCAGTATTTCGACCAAATATGCCATCAATACCACCAGGTTCGTGCCCTAGATCACTTAATCGTTGCTGTACGGCCCTTACGGCCTCACCACGGCTCCTACGACGAACGGAGAGGGGTGAGTGTGACACTACCCCCTTCAGGCTATCTAAGTGCGCTGTGATGGACGCCCAGTCGATCTGAGCCCAATCTCCTTCATCGACGGGCATCCCTGCACGAAGCCAGTCATAAAGCCAATTACCAGGGCAAGTTGAATTACCCAAGTCTCTGTGTCCTTTAACCCAGAGTCCATGATCGTAACGTCCTTGAATATCGCTTATAAGAGCCTTAATAGAAACCAAAGCCTCATTAGATACCTTAGAAGCCCCCCAACCCGTATAACAAATAGCTTCCGTACGGCTATTCCAACCCTTAGTAGCACCAGACTGAATGCCAGGGCCTCTCCCCTCGTAAACTACACCCTTCTCATCTACAAGCCAGTTGTATGCAATAGCATTCCAACCTCGAGAATCCATATGGAAACGCTCATACTGCTTCACAGCCGTAACACCAGTAGGACCATTCTTCACACCGCTATGGTGCAGAACAATACCTTTAACACGCCAACGCTTCAGCTTAGTAAAAGGTTTCTTCGGAGGTCGAGCTTCCCAGCCCGACCGAGAAATAATGGTAAGGGCCACCCTATACCTGCCTTGTTTCGATATCTATGATATCACGCCATTCATTAGCGAAACTCGTGTTATCTCTAATAAGTTGCGACCTCTTCTCGTAAGGATCATTAACACGAAACCCACCACCGAAAATGGTTGACAGAAGAGTCTGATTCAATCGTCTTTGCTTAGCGCTTTCATTAGGGAGAAGCCTCCGCATACGACCCAGAACAGGAGAGAACTGATCCACAGCATAAATATCATTGTCACGCATCACCCACTCACCCTTGGAATTCTTCTTAGCCTTCCCCATAGCACCCAACGCAGGCATCAACCCAGGGATCTTACCCCAACTCGGAACCTGCTGATACCTTCCGCTAAACGGAATATCAGCAAATGATTGTTTCTTTGCCCAAATCTCAACAGGCATCTTGATCCAAGGGAAAGCTGACTCCAAAGGAACACGAATAGGAGAAGTGGGCTCTTTAGCGAAAGTAGCCAGATTCTTGAAAGGAAGATCTGGCATAGCGTACACACGCCCGCCTGCCATACCAGGAATCTTAAACGGCAACCTGATACCCATGTTCTCACCAAAGTAGTCAGGAACCAAACCTTCCTGAGGAGAATGGAGTTCCAACTCTTTCTTTGTCCGAAGAAGATTCGACCAAGCCTGAGGACGCTTCCCCATTGACTCCAACAAGACAGGAATCACATTCTTCTGCCAAGTGTAGAAAGGAATGACATCCTTAATCCTACGTTCAACATCAGTCAGGTCAGAATAATCGAAATGATACTTGTTGATCTGACGCACAGCATCAACAGTATTCCCACCCTTAGCCAACGTATCGAAACCTAAAGCAGCACGAAGCATAAACTCCGCACGTTCGTTCTGGCCTCTCACACCAACGTAACCTTTGAAATCTGCACTAAACGGATTCCAAGTCGCTTCTTTAGACCCAGCAGCTATTCTGGCACCGCTCTTAACACGGCCACCTCTAGTAAGCTCACGACTAAACGGGATAGCAGCATCTGTTGACACAGCAGATGCAACTTCAGACCAAGCCTGACCGCTACCAACCGCTCCGCTTTCCAGAAGCTCTCCAAACATTTGATAATCAAGGCCACTGGCTCTACGGAAACCACCTAAACCTGCAACACCACTAAGCTGAGATCCACCTTCTCCAGCAAGTATCGCTGCGCCTTTAATAACGTCACCGTTACCAGCCTTAGCTGCGGCCTTAGCCATAGCTACGACCTTGCTATGAGTACCCATCTCGACACCAGCAATAGCAGAGTTCATCCATAACCCACCCATAAGGTTACGAAGAATGAACCCTGGGGTACTCACAGCCTGCGCTTTCCACCAGTTAGCTATCGTACGATACTGCTGAGCGAACTTACTGACCTCTTTGAAATCAGCAAGCTTAGCGCCCGCAGTTATAGCAGCTTCCAAAGTAGTGAAAGCAGAATCACTTATACCACCCGCCACATAATTCGTTCCACGAGGAGTTAAGCGTTTATCTAAATTCCTGAAAGAATTCATAAAGTTAGCTTGCGCTTCACCATAAGCATCCAAGAAAGAGGTGTACTGACCCCTACTCAACATGACACCAACGATGGCTTCATCATCAGTAGCAGATGCACGAATCCACTCATCCACACTACCCGAAGTTTTGAAGTCTTGAATTTCAGCTTGCAGCCGAAGCTGTTCAGCCTGTTGCGCTGCACGCTCCATCTTCAAATCAGCAATCTGATTTTGAAGATCTGTCTCGCCAGCAATAACTCGCTGCTCAGCCTGGAAAATCTTTTCCTTCAAATCATCCGCTCTTTGAGCAGCCTCATTAACTTTCTGCTGAACCCTGTTATAAGTCTTGTGGAGGTAAGCCATCTTCTCTTCAACATCAGTAACAACACGAGGCACACTCTGGCCACGCCCCTGAAAGAAACCATTACGTTCCGTATCGAACTGACGCCACGGCATATCATCTTCTAAGTTCTTGGTGATCCTACTAAGATCATCGCTGAACTCGCGAGGAGCCAAACGAGTCTGCGGAGCACCAGCATCCTCAAACGCTTTTTGCCGCCCCTTCTTCTGAGCCCTAACCGTTTTCTTCGACTGAGCTTTCTTAGGACCACGAGTCTTAACAACCCGACTGTGCTGATCGACATAGCGTTTAGCTATCGTCGCATCATCAA